TAGACCTATCGTTCATCCAAGTGGTAGTCGCTAGGCACATAGCTTATAAAGACACTGCAGGACGCAAGTAAGTCGCGCAACCGTTCCGTTGATTCCATGTTAGAACTATTATTCTATTCATCACTCACCTGCCAACAAGCTGACGCAATCATGCTGAGGATGAAAGCAAATGAGAATATCTCTGATGCTTTTAAGGTAGAATTGGTAGAGACCGTAAAGGAATCTACCCCTGAGTGTTATCCATGGGACGCACACGACTGAAGGAACGGGGATTAAAAACCCTAACTTCAGGAGACTGATAAATGAACACACTAAACATGATTCGCAAGCAGATTGAAAAAGCATCTGCTATTCATGACGCACAGATTACCCACACTACATATCGTGGTGTTGAGTATAATACACGTTGTGTAGAATCCAAGGAAACCCATGGCACATTCTGTTATCGTGGGAAGACCTACAGCAAGTGATTCACTTACTTACTTATTGAGAGGGGTTTCGACCCCTCTTTTTTTAGGCATAAATTTTTATTACGGTTTGCTGACAATTCTCATAGATAGTAGTAGAATTAAGAGGTTAAGAGGTGAACTAAAAAACCTATTAAATCATAGACTAAAAAAAACTATCGGGAGGTTATTGTGCATAATCTTATTTCATATAATCAATTAGCAGGATGGAAAAATACTGTTAAGAATTTGGAAAAAACTTTAGATAGGAGTATGGAAGAATCGGATCTAATTAATGACTATTATGACTGTTTAATTGAATGCGATGACAGTCAGTCAGTGTGTAAAAAAATTTGTAGGAGGATCTTACAATAGTTTAGTAGAGGGGGTTGACTAACCCCCTTTTTTTGTCTATAATTATATGGAATACATCCTTATTATGGACAAAGACAAACTTAAATTAATAGTTAATAACTTAAAATTGCTTGTTGATGCCTTAGAATCAGAAGTATACTCTGATGTTGGATCATATGTGGATACATCGGAAAATTTTGATGATCCTTCTACCAACTACATATTAGATTATGACGAAGTTTTTGAGGATGACGATGGATAAGATAGATACACAGGGGATGAGTATACAATCCTCTAGTGGTAAGAAAGTAAGGGAGCCTATCCCACCATTCAATCCACCAAAACGAAATGTCTTTACTGATTTAGAAAGACAGGAACTAAAAGACATTATTAACGAGACACTTGATGAGCGAGAACAACGTAAAACTAATCAGCGCAACTCCTGATGCAGAGAAGCACATGGCATACTGTGCTCGTGTGTCAAACCCCAACAACCAAGAGAATGAAAAGTTCTCTGGTCTGCTCAAGTATTGTGTTAAGCATCAGCACTGGAGCATTTTTGAGCAAGCATATATGACTTTGGAGTTGAATACCACACGCGGTATTGCGGCCCAAGTGCTTCGGCACCGTTCGTTTACATATCAAGAATTTTCACAACGCTATGCTGATTCTTCCCTACTCGCGGAGAAGATCCCTCTACCTGAACTACGCAGACAAGACACCAAGAATCGTCAAAATTCTATTGATGACATTGACCCATTTGTTCGTCAAAACTTCCAGATCAAAATGCAGCAGCACTTTGAAGAAGGAATGAAACTCTACCAGGAGATGCTCGATGCATCAATTGCAAAGGAGTGTGCTCGTTTTGTGCTCCCCCTGGCCTGCCCCACTAGGATCTACATGACAGGCTCTGTGAGGTCATGGATCCATTATATTGATTTGCGCTCTGCAAATGGCACACAGAAGGAGCATATGGACATTGCATTGGGTGCTAAGAAGATTTTTATTGAACAGTTCCCTGCTGTTGCAGAAGCAATGGAGTGGACTTGACACTCCTTAATAAATAAACACACACTTGAGATTATTTTATGGCTACATACCCTGTTGTTAACAAAGAAACTGGTGAACAGAAAGAAGTAACTCTCAGTGTTCATGAATGGGATCAGTGGAAATTAGATAACCCTGAATGGGATAGAGACTGGAGTGATCCATCCACCGCACCTAGTTGTGGTGAGATTGGAGAGGTCTATGACAAATTAAAGAAGTCTCATCCAGGTTGGAATGATGTACTTCATAAAGCATCTAAAGCTCCCCGCTCTATTGTTCGCCCCATCTAATTTCATATGCCAAGAAGAAAGAAATCTGATCAACCTATTGGTGTAGGATTGACTGCTAAACAGATGAAAAGAAAGAAGCCTATCAACAGCGACTTTCTGAGAGACATTGATCCACTAACAGACAATCAAAAATTATTATTTGATAGTTATGAAAAAGACCAGAACGTAGTTGCTTATGGTTGTGCTGGTACAGGTAAAACATTTATCACCTTATACAATGCTCTGAATGATGTTCTTAGTGACAACACTCCATATGAAAAGATCTATATCGTTCGTTCTCTGGTAGCAACCAGGGAGATTGGTTTTCTTCCTGGAGATCATGAAGATAAATCTTCGCTTTACCAGATTCCATACAAGAACATGGTAAAGTACATGTTCCAGATGCCTAGTGATGCTGACTTTGAGATGCTTTATGCAAATCTCAAAACTCAGGATACAATTAGTTTCTGGAGCACTTCTTTTATTCGTGGTACTACTCTGGATAAGGCAATTATTATTGTTGATGAATTCCAAAACCTGAACTTTCACGAACTTGATTCAATCATTACTCGTGTTGGTGAAGACTCTAAAATTATGTTCTGTGGTGATGCCACACAGACAGATCTTGTAAAAACTAATGAAAAAAATGGCATCATTGACTTTATGAATATTCTTAGGTCAATGCCTTCAGTAGATATTATTGAATTTGGTGTTGATGATATTGTCCGTTCTGGACTCTGTAAAGAATATCTACTTGCTAAAATGGATCTTGGTTTATGAATTTTGTTCATTGTAATTATCTCGGTGACGTTGAACTAACAAAAAAAGAAACGAACGGTATCCGTCTCTATAACCTTCCCAATGGAGACTGGGTGCCTTCTATTACGTCTGTAACTTCTTTCTACAACCGACAGATTTTTGTCAACTGGAGAAAGAGAGTTGGTATTGAAGAAGCAAATCGCATCACAAAGAAGGCTACGTCGCGTGGGACAGACTTCCACTCGGCAACGGAACTTTATATGCTAAACAAAGAGATAGATTGGAATGAGTTTAAACCTCTGACCAAGATCATGTTTGCTCATGCAAGACCATATCTAGATAAGATAAATAATATACATGCTATAGAAAGAACTCTGTATTCAGAGTACCTTGGATTAGCAGGAAGAGTTGACTGCATTGGTGAGTACGAAGGAGAACTAGCAGTCATTGACTTCAAGACATCTGAAAAGATTAAACCTGAAGCATGGTTAGAAAACTATTTTGTTCAGGAGATGTTTTATGCCTCTGCTTACTATGAGATGACTGGCATCTCTGTCAAAAAACTTATCACTATTATGGTTACACCTAGTGGTGAGGTTAAAGTATTTGACAAACGTAACAAAGGAGACTATATTAAGCTACTAGTAAGGTATATCAAAGAATTTGTACATCACAATACTGGGACAAAAGATGGAGAATGATCTAGAGAAGGTCCTAGAGAAAAAGTTTTACTGCCCGTCTAGGTTTGCACAAGAAATTGAGAACGTTGTTTTAGACAACCTTGAGATGTCGTACATTGATGCGGTAGTGTTCTTCTGCGAGAAGAATAATATTGACGTGGAGTCTGTATCAAAACTGATCTCTAAACCTTTGAAGGAGAAGATCAAAGGGGAAGCAATGGAGTTGAATTTCCTGAAGAGAACTACCCGTGCTAAATTGCCCCTCTGATTTCATTTTGGGTTGAAAAAAATCCCGGCAAAAATTTGACTCTATTACTTTTTGATGATGCCTTTTGCAACTTTTATTTTACATAAATATCATAGAACTTTTTTTGAGTAAAATGACGTGGAGTAAAGAACAGAAGGCTGAGTATATGCGTAATTATCGTAAAGATCCTGCCAAAAAGAGAAAAACTCAAGAATTGCAAAGAGAATGGTATCATAGAAATAAAAAATCGATTTTAGATAAACAAAAATCTCTTTATCATTCATTAAAAGAGCAAATTATTGAAAATCTTGGAGGTAAATGTAAGTGCTGCTCTTCGACAAAAAATTTAGAATTTAATCACATTGATCCATTGGTCAAAATAACAGAAGCATCATATAGACATATGATGAAAAAAGATGAATGGAAAAAATGTGAGTTATTATGTAAAAAGTGTCATAGAGCATATACTAATACTGAAAATAAAGTAATGAGAAAGTATTGGTTAGAAAATGTTGATCTTGAAACAAGGAGAAAATTAATTAATGAGTATTTGGAAAGTGACTCCATTTGATGTATATAAATCATATCTCTCTTTGAAAAATCATTTCACTAAAGAGAAGTATGATTATCATAAGTACTGCGGTAAATCAAGATCTACAATAAAATCTTTCTATGGTAGACGTGATAGGTTCTGGTTTGAGAAACTTGCAAGAAACAAGTCAGACCAAGAAGTAATTGAATTTTTTGTATCAAACTTTATCACTTGTACTGATCCCAGTAAACTGTGGATTGGTGAGATGATCCGTGAGGGTGAAGTTCGATACACTGATTGGAAGAAGAGAACCCAGTCCCTCTCTTATCTGTTCAGAGAAGAGATTGAACGTATCGTTACTGGCAGGTTTGATAACCTGTTTACAAAGGATGGAACACGCCATCCAGAAATCCTCAAGACGTATCTGAGAGGAGAGATTTCCATTGAAACTATGGTTATCCTTGACAAGATACTAGGGTATCGGGTAGATTTTGATCGTCATCTATCTGATCCAGTGTGGGAAACCGTAAGTATGAGAATTGAAAAGTATTCTTCGTTCCTACATATAGATGTATTTCGTTATAAAAGAATTCTGAAGGAGATTGTTCTAGGAGAAGTTAAATGAGTTTCTTTGATTCTGAATTTGTTCGTTCTGAGATGTCTGAGATTTCAGAGTTGCAAGAAGATGTCTATGGTAACGTTTTTAAGTTTCCATCGATGAGTAAAGATGAGAAGATCAAGCACGTTGAGTTGTTAGAAAAATTGTTGTCTAAACAACAAACTCTGTATACTCGATTAAGTTTGTCTGATGATCCTGAGGCCAAGATGATGAAGGAGCGTATTATCGACTCCGCAGTCGCTATGGGTATGTCTAAGGATGTTGATATGAGTGTCATTTTTAGCAACATGGGATCTCTCCTGGATATAATGCGCCAACAGATTGACATTACAGGTTCCGACCTGTAGAATAACGAAGTCCACAAAAACCAAATCTAACGAATCTAAAAATCCTATGTCTTTCGCAAATCTTAAAAAGCAATCTTCTCTTGGTTCTCTGACTGCTAAACTTGTCAAAGAAGTTGAGAAGCAGAACAATACTGGTGGTGATGACCGCCTGTGGAAACCAGAGATGGACAAGACTGGTAATGGTTACGCTGTAATCCGCTTCCTGCCTGCTCCTGATAATGAAGATCTCCCTTGGGTCAAACTGTACTCCCACGCCTTCCAGGGACCTGGTGGATGGTATATTGAGAACTCCCTGACCACTACTGGTGGCAAAGATCCTGTCTCTGAGTATAACCGTGAACTCTGGAACAGTGGTATCGATGCAGACAAAGATACTGTCCGTAAGCAGAAGCGTAAACTATCCTTCTATGCCAACATCTATGTTGTGCAGGACAAAGCAAATCCTCAGAACGAAGGTAAAGTCTTCCTGTATAAGTTTGGCAAGAAGATCTTTGATAAAGTCATGGAAGCAATGCAGCCCGAGTATGAAGATGAGACTGCAATCAATCCCTTCGACTTCTGGCAGGGTGCAAACTTCAAACTGAAGTTGAAGAAGGTTGCAGGTTACTGGAACTATGATTCTTCAGAGTTTGCAGCACCATCTCCTCTCCTTGATGATGACGATGCCCTTGAGGCACTGTGGAAGAAGCAATATTCACTGCAGGCACTGGTCGCTGCCGATCAGTTCAAGTCATATGATGATCTTGATAAGCGTCTGAAGATGGTTCTGGGACAGAAACCTGCCAACCGTCGTTTTGACGAAGAGACTGAC